AGGCTGCTTCGCGCGCCTGCAAATCGCGTTCGCGCGCTTCAAGCGCGGCGATGCGATCCGCATCATCCGTTTTTTCAGTCGGCACTGTCACAGTCTCCTGTTGCTTGTCTTCGGCAAAAGCGGGGGGCGGCACATTCACAGCAGCGGCGCGGGCGGCATCGGCTTCGCCCTGCATCCGCGCGGCTTCATCCGTCATGCGTTGCACGGTTTGCGCGGGCAGCAGCTTCTCCGCTGCCTCCACGCCTTCCTTCGCGACCATCCAATCGCGGATGCCACGGAACAGCCCGCCAACATCGGCCAGCAGCCAGGAAAGGCGCCAACCGCTCACCGCGCCATCGGCGGCGAATTCCAGCGTCACCACATCCGCTTCATCCGCCGCGAAGGCGACATCGCGCAGGCCCTTCACGGCTGGCGCGGCAGCACCCAAAAAGCCCACATGCTTCAGATAGAAGGCCCCGGGCTTCGGATTGGATGGATGGTTCGGCGTGTAAAAGCTGGCAGAGATTTTCTTGAAGCGGCCCGCCTGCACCATCTCCGCGAATGCCGGTTCCACCTGGTGCGGTTCCGCGACCAGGTCGCCACCTTCGGCACGCAAAGCGCGCACCCAGCCATAGGCCGGGGCATCGGTTTTCGGATGGCCAACAACAAGCGGCGCTTCACCAAGCGCCGGATCATAGGCAGCGGCGGTCGCGGCCAGATCGGCCTCACGAAATTCCAGCGCACCGCCCTGCATGGGCTGGTGGATGCCGGCGCGGAAGATATGGAGCTGCTTCATCACCGCCTTACTGGCGGTTCTGGCCCGCAGAAATTATGCGGACAGTCGTCCGCACGGCACGCATCCCCGCGCGCGCGCGACCCGCGCCTGAGACCCAGCGCGATTAAGAGCGAATAAGAGCCTTAAGAGCGGGGTCAGGCGCCTTCAAAACCGCGTGACGCCCGGATGCTGCGCCCTGGCGGCATCCCCGCCTGTAGCGCGCCCGTATGCGGTTCGTCACGCGCCACGCATTGCCCGCCGCGCGTGGTCTTGAAAAATCGCCATGATCTCGGCGCGGTCCGCATCCGACACACCAAGCCATGGCCGCGCGGGGATGCTGACGCTGCGCGCGAAAACACGGGTGCGCCCAAGCCGGAAGGCAAGCCGCCCGCCCGACTTCGGGCGGATGGTACCGCCGAATTGATGGATGGCTGCGTAGATCACATTGGTGCCAACCACCACGCGGTTGCCATCAACCTTGCGTGACAGGCTGCCCAGCAGGCGCCCGGTTTCACGCAACATTGATGCGCCGCGCTTGCCCGCCGCATAGCCAGGGTTCAGCTTTGGCCAGGCCACGCCATCCGGCGATTGTTCAGCCGCCGCGCGTTCCTGCGTGGACAGGATCATGGCTTCGCCAATTTCGCCCATCACCGCCTGCGGGCGGCGCATCAGCGCGCCCAGGCCCTGGATGGCATCGCGGAATTCGGCAGTGTTGATGGTGATGCGCACGCCGGTCATGGTTACAGATGCTCCTCTACCGCTGCGAGCAAGGCCGCGAAGGCGCGCTTGTCGCTTTCAGCCTGCACGGGGTCCAGCGCGCGAATGACAGCCTCATTCTTGATGGCTTCCGGGTTTTTCAGGCCCATCCGATCTGCGGCGTAGCTGTATTGCGCGGCCCAGACCGCAATGCGGATATCCACGTAGTCCACGGCATTGACCGGGATCAGCGCGTAACCAAAGCGGCGGAGTAGGGGGCGGAGCAGTTTCATGATGGATTTCCTTGACTGCTGAGGTGGTGATGGGTAATGAAAATGCTTCGTGACCGCTTGTAGGGAGGCCAACCCTCGTCATAATCGGCGGAACGGAGGGGCCTGGTTGGCAGAGCCCCTCATCTCCCTTCCCCATTATCAGGCCGGACATAGATCAAGGCGCCAGACCGCTGCTTTTCCAGATAGGTTGCCGCGCGCGCCATCATTAAGGTGGCACCGAACCAGCCAGCCGACGTCCATTCCATGACGGCCAAACCTGCGGCGGCACCCACGAAGCGGCGCAAATAGCGTCGGCGTACATGAATGCCGCCGGCAGCGGTCTCGCACCAATCCACCCAAATCTCATCCGGGTCTTTCAGGGCTTCGGCAAGCCGCGCCAGATACCGAAAGCGCTGCTCATCACTTTTGATGCTGCCATCGGCAGCCAGGAACAGATCGCGGCTGATCACAATCCGTGTACCGGACACATCGCGGAACACAGCGGGGCGGTCTCGGGTCGCGCCAAATTCAGCCAGGAATTCTTCAATCGCGGCATCCGCGCCTTTGCCATCCGGTGCAGGCAGCACGCTGGATGGGCGCGCGGGCGGCATGGCGGGAAGGTCGGCGGGGCGTTGCCCGGATGGCCCCCGACCGGTCCCACGATAGGGCTGCAGGGGCTCTACAAGCGGTTGCGGTACCACGCCCTGCGTCCAGCTTGCGCCGACATTGGAATCCCAGCCCGGATCAATGCCGGCAGGCAAAGCGGAAATCTCGCCGGTGTTTGGGTCTCGATACGGCCTGGTCCCCGCAGGCGGTGCTTCATCCGGGCCGGTTTTGCCAGCGCGCGCCAGGTCGCGCGGGCCAAGCGATTGCACGTAGCACCCGCACCCCCAGCCATTCGGCGGGTAGTGGCTTTGCCAGAACGGATCATCCGCGCGCAGCACCAGGCCATCCCAGGCGCGGTGCTGCTTCCGCGCATCGCGCTTGCCGCTGTGGCGATACCGCCAGAAGGGCCGCGCCGCCAGCACATCCGGGTCCGTCATCTGCGCGTAGCGGCCGGCGGCATAGGCGGTGCGCATGTTGGTCTCATAAATCACGCGCGTGCGCCAACCCACATAGCCGGGCCCGCGATCCGCCCAGCCGAGCTCACCCAGCAGCGGGGCGATATCGCGGCGGAATTCATCCAGCGTCGTGCCCTGCGCGATGGCCTTATCCATGGCGCGGCGGATATCGGCCAGCATGTCATCCGCCTGCACACCCGCGACAGACCAGGCGCGCGCATGGGCGCCATGGCGCAAATCATCCCAGGCGCGGGTTGGCGTATTCACCTTGGCGCGGAAGAAGCGGATGGCTTCTTCCGGCGGCAGGTTCAGCGCTTCAAGGCTGCCGCTCATGTCGCGGTGCTGGCTTCATCCTGCGCATCGCTGCGCCCGGCCAGGTGGCCCACAATCAAGGCGGGGGTGAGTTCATCCACCAGTCGGCCTACCGGCATGGCGGCGGAAAGGCGCAGCAGGCGCAATTCCAGATCGGCGAAATCCGCCGCCGCCGAAACCTCGGCCCGGATCGCGGCCAGCATCGCTGCCTGGGCAGGCGCGCCGCGACGTGCAAGCTGCTCGGCCAGTGCTTCCGGAATGGTGGCGGGGTCTTCGCCTTCGGCAAAGGCAGGTGGCGGTGGCAGCGTGGCAGGCTGGGCGCCCGCGATGCGCCTATAGCCGGGGCCATATCTTTCCAGCACCAGTTCTTCGGTCGGCTCATAGCCCACCTTGAACAGCTTTTCATCCAGCGTCGCGCTGGCCACCAAATCAGGCTCTTCCGGCGCCTTGCGCCACACCATCGGCTGCGCCGCGCCTGGCAGATTGAGTTCCACAATCCACCTGAGCAGGCTCTCATTCAGTTCTTCGGACAGCATATCCGCATCAGCATCGGCCAATTCGGTGCGGACATCATTATGGGTTTCGGATGCTGCGCGCGCGCCATTCTGGCCCATCTCGGTCGTCAGCGTTTCGCCCAGCACAATCTTGGAAATCTCGGCATTCATGGCCTGCACCAATTCCTTGTGCATATCCGCCGTGCCGGTTTTGGACACCTCCAGCATCTTGATCAGCGTGCCGGATGGCACGGCAACGCCGGCGCCGCGCGCGATGCCCTGGATCATGCTGACCAGGCGGTCCACATCGCCATCCGATGTGCCGTTCGGGTATTCGGCATAAACGAAGGGCTGGCCATGCTTTTCGATCAGCGCATTCCAAAGCGCCACGCCGTTGCGCTTGAAGAACACGGGCCAGAAAAGATCATAGCCGAGGCCCCGCCCATAGGCGTCTTCATTTTCTTCGGCCCAATAGCGCACCAGGATGAATTTGCGGTCCGGCACTGGAATGCCCTGGGTGCGGTTTTCCCGCGTCAGCAGCCGCAGCTTGCCAGCACGGTCAAAGGCGAAGCGGCGCGGGTTCCGCACGCGGATATCGGCGGGCACAATCCAGGTGCGGCGCGCGCCATCCACCTCAATCTCCGCCGCTTCCCAGATGATCTCCGCGACCGATATCCCGGTCAGCACCGCCGTCAGCAGGCCACGGCACGCACGGTCGAAGCGGATGCGCTTCAGCGCGGCCTTCACCAATTCCGCCGCCAGCACATCAGCCGGCGCTTCGCCACCTGGTTCCACCTGATATTCGCGCGCCACCACGGCATTGCGGCGCTTGCGCAGTACCGCGCCCGCATGGCCATCCCGCGCCAGGTCTTGATAGATGCCAAGGCCCTTGCTGCCACCGCGCGAGAGGATGATGTCGTCGCGCGTCTGCATCGTGAATGCGTAGTATTGGGCCGTGATGTCGCGTTCAAAGGTGGCGACTTCCTGCGCCAAGTCTTGCGGAAGGCGGGTGCCGCTCATGTGATTTCCTCAGCCAAGATAGGTTGTGACAGCGCCGTGCGGTGACATGCCCAAAATGCTGCCATCATCAGGCAGGGCCATGCTGTCGCTGCGCGGGATCGGGAAATTGGTCAGGCTGCCCCAGTCACGGCTGGCGGCGTAGATCACCAGCGCGGCGGCAATCGCCGCGTCGCCATGGCGCTGGCCAGCATTCGGATCGCGGTCTTCGCCCTTCGCGGTGACCTGGCGCTGCCGCACGCGCGCCACGCCAT